CGGCTCCTGATGGTTGGTGCCATCGACTGACCGACACCCGTTATGAGCTTCAGATGGAAATGCTCTTTGAACTCGACCCCCATCTCTCGCAGGTGAGTAGGGCTGACGCGGATGTCCTGCAGCATTTCGGGGAAATCGTGAGCTACCTCACCATCGCCCATTGCTCCGCGTACGTCGTAGTGAGCAATCCACACCTCATCGCCGACGAGGCCTGGGCGAACAAAGTCGACGGCAATGATATTGGAAGCGGCTTGCTCGGCAGACTTCTCCTCAATGGCTTCGGCGATTTTCTGCCGAGCATCCAGAGAAAGGCCCTTGCCATGCTTTGCGAGCATCTGCTTAACGATCTCGGCAGTAGACAGGTTTTTGCGGTCCTGGGCTTCAGGCTCGGCCTCACCTAAAGGTTCGTAGCCTCGCAACTGATCTGTGGTGATTCCAAAAAAATCGGCAAGAGGTCGCACCTGCTTGTCAGTCGGCTCTTTGATCCCTTTTGGGCCTTGCGGCTTGAGAATTCGGGAAATGGTCGACTGCCCGACGCTTGTCCGGCTCGACAGCTCAATCTGGGTTATGCCGTCTCTGGCCATCAGTTGAGCAAGGATCTTATCTATCGATTTATGCATAGGTGCAATGCTGCCTCCCAGCAGTGCATAGAGCAATACAGCGGATCGTTGACATGTATGCACCAGTGCATGATTATGTGCATATCTACACAGGAGGCAGCCATGAGCGCTACCGATCTTCCGAAAAAACTGGATGCATTGCTTAGCTCTGGCATGACCTACAAGGCCATTGCAGAGCGTGCCAAATGCGACATCTCGACAGTCTTCCGCATTCGCAATGGACAGATCAGCAACCCGAGCTACCTAGCCGGGACCGCGATAGACCAAATGCACGGTGAGCTGATCGAGAGCGGCAAGCACAGCCCAAAGAAATCCGTCGCCTAACCCATTCCAACTGCAAGGAGAAGTACCCGTTGGCCTGTGAAAGCGGTAGCCCGATGTTGAATGGAAGGGCTTAGGTCTCGATTGGTCGTGAATCGAATTATCCGCTAGCTGGCACTGAGCCAGTAGATGACCGAAACACCTGCGAATCCATCCAGTAGTCGAATCGCAGGCAAAAAAAAACCGCCTGGCAGGGCGGCTTCTCTACAACAAACATCGAGGTCGATTATGCACTCTGCAGTGGATGCGAGCAATACCAAGCCTGTTGCGTCAAATGTTGGCTATGCGGCAAAACTAGCGCGTCAGGTAATGTCCACCCGCGAAATCGCGCAGCTCACTGGCAAGAGCCATGACAATGTGCTGCGGGATGCCCGGCGTCTGATTGCAGAGGGTGTCCTCAAATCTGAGGAGACCCCATACACCCACCCACAAAACGGCCAAGCCTATCCAGAATTCCTGCTGAGCCAGCGCGACACCTTAGTGCTGGTGTCCGGATACAACGCCCAGCTGCGCGCCAGGATCATCGACCGCTGGCAAGAGCTTGAGGCGCGGGTATTGGCGCAGGTCCAGATCCCCCAAAACTTCGCTGAGGCGCTGCGACTGGCCGCCGATCAAGCGGAGCTGAACGATCAACTGCAGCAGGTCATCCAGAAGCAAGCCCTGAAGGTCGCAGCAATCCAGCGTTTGGCTGCTGCTTGTGGGGCCATCTGCATCACCGATGCGGCCAAGCAGCTTCAGGTTGCCCCGTCGAAGTTGTTCGACTGGCTGGAGCAGAACCGCTGGATATTCCGCCGCAAGGGTTCCAAGCGGTGGATCGCTTACCAGCCTCGCATCGCCTCGGGCTTGATGAAGCACAAGGTGACAGCCTTGAAGCCCGACCCGGAAACCGGTATCGAGCGCGCCGCGTTTGATCCTCTGGTCACCCCGAAAGGACTGGCGCGTCTCGCTGAGCTGAAGGCTGGGGGTTCGCTGTGAGTGTACAAGCCATGACCTGGGCCCTGGCTATTCCGAAGTCCTCTCTGGAGAACCCTGCAGCTCGTCACGTCCTGCTCTGCCTAGCCAACTATGCCGGTACCGATGGCCGCGGCGCCTTCCCGTCGGCTGCAACGCTATCCGAGGACACCGGCCTGTCCGAGCGTACCATCCGCTTAAAGCTCGACGAGCTGGAAGCAGCTGGCTGGATCGTCGCAGGAAACCAGGCTATCGCAGCTGCTTACATCGACCGCCGTGATCGCCGTCCCATTGTCTACGACCTTCAACTTAAACGAGGTGCATCTGCTGCACCTCGTAGAGAACGGGGTGCAGGAAACCGCACGGGGTGCAGCTCGCAGCAGAACGGGGTGCAGCAAAACGCAGAACGGGGTGCAGCAGCTGCACCCAATCCGTCAGTTAACCAATCTACTCACTCTCTGTGCGAGCCATTCGAAATGTTCCTGGAGTGGGTGCCGGATCAGGACCTGCTCAAAGCGTATGCACTCCGTTCGGGGCTCACCCTGGACAACTTCGGCTCCAAGGCAATCGCCGGGTTCGTGTTGCACCACGACGCGAAGGGTTTGGTGCAGACCGAGAAGCAATGGCTCGCCGCCCTCGTCAACTGGGTGAAATCGGACCTGGCCCGGGCAGCTCGATCCGCTACCGGCAAGCCGAGCGCGCAGCAATCGAACGCTTTCGATGACGACGATACCTCATGGCTCAAAGGGGGGAATGACCAATGAACCAGGTAGCCACCATCGCCCATGGTCTTTGGGCCAAAGTTCAAACCGGCCAGTACATCCCTGCTGGGGACACGCTTCCCGCCGAGATGAAGGCCGAGCTCGATCGCAAAACTGCTGCAGTGATCAATCGGCTGTTCCGTGATCTGCGGACCATCTTCAGCGCCTGGAAACAGGCCTGGCCGGATATGGGCACGTACAAGGCCGCCAAGCAGCAGTGGCTGACGGCGTTCCTTGAGGCAGGCATCAACACCCCCGAGCAGCTGCAGTTCGGTCTGATGCGCTGCCGCCAGTCAGGACGTGAATTCATTCCCGCCCCCGGCAAATTCATCGAGTGGTGCCAGCCATCGCCGGAGATGCTTGGCCTTCCAACCTTGGCGGCCGCATTTCGCGAGGCTACTCGGAACGCCCATCCTGCGATGGCTGGCCGGGGCAGCTGGAGCCACGATGCTGTGTGGCATGCGGCCAAGGAGTGCGGCTTCGAGAACCTCAACAAACTGCCAACCGATGCCTGCTCGAAACTGTACGAGCGCAACTACACCATCGCCGTCCGCCGAATCATGGCCGGAGAACCGCTGCAGAAGATGCCGCTGGCGCTTCCTGCTGAAGTTGCCGGTAGCCGGACGCCAGAGGTTGGAAACAACGCCCTGTCGGCCATGCGCGCCCGCCTTGCAGGCCGTTGAACACATCAGCCAGGAGCTTGATCTATGCGCCAAACGAAGTTGACCAAGGCCGCGCGCGGTCGTGAGTGCCAGGTGCGCATCCCTGGCGTGTGCAACGGCAACCCTGAGACCACTGTCCTTGCGCACTATCGCTTGGCGGGCACCTGCGGCGTCGGCAAGAAGCCGCACGACCTACAAGGCGCCTGGTGCTGCAGCGCTTGTCACGACGCCTGCGACGGGCGCAGTCGGGCAGTGGACCGCGACACCGCGCGCCAGTACCACGCCGAGGGCGTCATGCGCACCCAGGCGCAACTGATCAGCGAGGGAGTTCTCGTCGCATGATTTCTACTCTCCCTAGTTCGCACAAGCCTAGGAAACCGAAGAAGCAGCGTGTCGAACGCGAGGGGCTTGAACAGGCTGCCCTGATGAAAGAGGTCGAGCTTCGATATCCCGAAGTGTTTGTGCATCTGCATCACACTCCAAACGGCGGCTTACGAGGTATGGCGGAAGCTAAGAGGCTCAAGGCACAAGGCGTGAAGGCCGGTATACCTGATCTGCAACTAACCATGGCAAGGGGCGGATACTTCGGGTTGTTCATTGAGTTTAAGGCAACAATCGATCCTGCGGCTGTCTCGCTCAGTCAGCAGGCATGTATCGGTCGCCTAAACGCCCAAGGCTACTTGGCCGTGGTGTGTCGGGGTCAATTTGACGCAATGGAATGCCTGCGCGCCTACCTGATGCTGCCAGCAACGGTGGCCGCATGACTGCAACCCGAGAGGTGAAGCTGAGCGAGGCCGAAGTGCGCCGGCAGGCCGCCGAGAAGTCGGTGCGCGACCTGCGCGACCCGCGTCACCCGGGCCTGTACCTGCGTTTCTGGAGCAACCGCGAGCGGGGTACCTGGCACCTGGTGCGCGGCAAGAAGTGGGTGCCGGTCGCCCGTTGGCCTGACCTGAGCGTGGCGGCGGTGATTGCCGAGCTGCCTGCGCTGCGTCAGCGGCTGCTGCGCGACCCGGCCACGGCGCCGGTGGTTTCCGGCATGGCCACTGTGGGCCAGTTGCTCGACTGGTACGGCGATCGCATGGCCCGTGACCGCTCGCTGTCGGCGAAGCGTAAGGCCGGCGCCAAGTCCGCCATTGTCCAGCACCTCAAGCCGCGCCTGGATGACCTGGCCGTGGCCGCCGTGAATGCCGACGCCCTGGACAAGCACCTGATGTGGCCGTGTCAGGCCGAGGTGTCGCTGTCCTACCTGCGGCAGATGTTCGCGCTGCTGCTGACCGCCTTCCGCCAGGCACTGCAACTAGGCCTGATCGACCGCAACCCCATGGCGGGGATGCGCTTTAACGACTTCACCAAAGCCAAGATCCTGCCCAAGGCAGCCCGCCTGCGTGACGTGCAGTTGCCGGAGCTGATGCAGCAGCTGGCCCAGGCATTCCAGCAGGGGCCGGGTGATGCCATGTTGGCCCTGATGATGCTGGCCCACGGCACCCGGATCGGTGAGACCCGCATGGCGCGCTGGAACGAGATCTCCTTGGCGGCGGCCGAATGGTTCATCCCCGCCGCCAACGCCAAGACTCGCACCGAGCACCGCCTGCCGCTGACCGCCCAGGTGCAGGCGCTGCTGACTCGGTACCGGGCTATCCAGCAGGGCGAGGGCTATGAGGGTGTGTACCTGTTCCCGAATCGCCGGGGCCTGTGCCTGAGCGAGACGCAGGCCAGCAACGTGTTCAAGCGCCTGGGGCAGGGCGAGTGGACCAGCCACGACCTGCGCAAGGTATCCCGCAGCACTTGGACCGACCTCGGTATCGACGGCCACATCGGCGAGATGCTGCTGAACCACAAGCTGGGCAAGATCGCCAGCACCTACATCCACACCCAGGCCATGCATCAGCGCCGCGCCGCGCTGGAGAAGTGGCACGCCTGGCTTGATCGGATCGGCTTTGCAGCCATCCACAGCCTTACCAAGGCCTTATTTGAAATTTCGCAGAAATCGCCAGAGGCCACAGCCGCCGGGGCGCCGATCGACCTTACCGCATTTGTAATTAGCGAGGATTCGAAATGACCAACTTGAATGATCTTTCGCCGGCAGCGCGGTCGGCTGCAATGCGAGGTGGTGTTGCTGGATGGGGCCAGATCGGCGGTCAGCCCGGCCAAATCCGCTACATGGAAGTACGCAAGAAGCGTCCTGGCCGCCAGCCGAACTGTGCCTGTGGCTGCGAGACCAACAAAACCCACCTGGGAATGGCTAACGGTATTTGCCTGATCTCGGGCTGCGAAATGAGGATTCGACGCTGGGTGAAGGCAGGGCAGGCATGAAGAAGAGCCACGGCCCAGCGTTCAAGAAGGCTGTGATCGAGTTGGCTCAGTGCCCTTTGTGCCGTGGGAGAGCGGTCACCAAGGGTTTGACCTACGAACTGCCATGTGACCACTGCAACGCCTCGGGCTGGGTAGCGGCTGCAACTGGCGAGGCCCTGGCCCTGGATGAACTGGTGACACAGCTCAGCATGAGGCTTCGGGCAGCGCTCCGGCAGGTCGAGCAGTTGAAGAACCCTCAGGCATCCGGGCCTGAGGCGACATATCAGGGAAGCAACCGGCGCGGCGCCGGCGGCACCAACTACACCGGGGATTGAGGGGGAAGGACCATGAAAGTAATCAGCGCTCGCCAAGCATGGCACGACGCACTACACGAAGATCGCCCTTCGGCCCTGGCCGTTGCGGCAGAGGCCGCCACACTCGGCAAGAAGGGCGGGCCAGGTGAGGTCAAGGTGATGGTGATGCTGGAAAACCATGACGGCAAAGAAGTTGCCAAAGTCTACGAAATCCGTACCGAGGGCGTGCACGAAACTCGATCAGGACGGCGCCTTACTGATGCTCGCTGCGCTCACATGCTTGCCGCTGGCCTGGTGCTGGTGGCCATCGATTCGCTGCCGAAGTCGCTGCGCCACCTGGGTAACTTCATGTACTCGCCGGTTGCAACTGGAAACGACCTCAGCATCGCCCATGGTTTGGTTTGGCTGGGCAGCGGGCTTGAATCGCTGACTGATCGCAAAAAGCAGCGGGCTTACTGGATGGCGATGGCTGCTCTGCAGTCCCACAAGATGCTCGTGAACGGAGGCGAGGGAATGGGGCCAGGCGCCGTGTGCATGCTCGTTGAAGATCGTACAGGCGAGAAGATGAACCCGCAGAACTGGGCTCGGGATTGGCAGGTGATCTGGGATGCGCTTTGCAGTCACGTCGACAAGCTCGATAAGCAGGCGTTGAAGCCAGTTGCGGCAGTGGTTCAGCGACTCCGTGATCGCGGCGAAAACCAGAGTGAAAAAGCCGCTTGACGTTTTGAGGAGCGTTCTGGCACTATTTCTCCATCGTGATAATTTCGCCTTTGGCGAAAACATCCAGAAACCCGGCCCCCACAGCCGGGTTTTTTGTTTTCAGCAAGCAACGGATTGACACCTGGTCAAAGCATCGTGAAATGTCGGCTTTAGGGTAAAGTGGTGGGTGCTGGCTTATCGCCACTCACAACAGAATCTGGAGCAAAGATGCAAAGGGACGAAAGTGTTGCCATAACAATCCTTAGGACGATCCTATTCCTTGATTCCGACGGGGAGGGTTACTACCGCAAAGACTTCTACTCTGCGGTAAGGCAGATTCTTGAAATGACGGTTGGCGAAAGTGAACTGGTCAACATGGTCGACTACCACCTACACCTTCTTGAAACCGCAGGGTTTGTTCTCTGTGATCCGGAGTTAGAGGGTGGTCACGGCCTTGACTCTTTCCTGCTCACATGGCGCGGTCATGACTACTTGGACAGTAAGTTGATCTGAGCGGTTTTCTACTCTCATTTGACATTCACATCTAAGAGGCTCGCCAGTTCGGCGGGCCTTTTTCGCTTCTGGAGAATCAATGGATCCGACCGACCTCGGCCCAGGCACAGCCACCTGGCTGGGCGGAACGGGCACTGTATTGCTGGGCGGCTTTCTCTGGCTACGCAAGTGGCTGTCCAGGGACGCGACTGACCGTGCCATGGACACCGCCGACATCGGCGTAGTCCGGCGTCTGAATGAGCTGCTCGACATCGAGCGCGAGGCCCGGAAAGAAGCCGAGGCCCGCGCCGACCAGTTCGCTAAGGAGCGGAACGACCTCGCGGCCACCGTTGGCCGAATGGAGGGGAAGATCGAGGCCCTGACTAGCCAGGTGGCCAGCCTGACAGAGCGGGTGACGCTGCAGAGCGATGAGATCGCCCGCCTGCGCCTCAAGCTTGGAGGTACATCGTGATGGATAGATGCGCACTGGAGTTCATTGCTCGCCGCTGGTGGCGTCGGGCAGAGGTCTGGATCATCGCCGCTCTGCTGGTCGCCGGCGGTGCAGTCTTGGGCTGGCAATCGGCCTATTGGGCCATGGTCAGCACTCAGGCCAGCCAGGTTGCCGAGATCCGCCAGGCCTACGATGCCGCCATGGCCGAGCGTGACAAGCGCTTGGACGAACTCACCAGCAAGACAGAGAGCGCCGCGACAAAGGCCTCCAAGGCTGCAACTACTGCGACCCAAGCAGCCGACAAGGCCGATGAGGCGCTCAACCGAGTGACGCAGTAGCCGCGCCACAAATCACAGATGCGCCGTTTGGTGGCGCGGAGAGGCTCATGAATCGACAACAGATCGCCTGCGCGTACAGCCTGTTCCACACCCGCGACCAAGCGCAGCGGCGGTTAGATACGGTGCTCAGCGGCAAGGGCGTTGCGTTGATGATCACCGGTGACTATCAGGACGAGGGTGTCCTGCAATCGGTTGCTGAGTCTCTTGAAAAACACTTCAGGACTGAACTGGCCGCAATCGATGCTCAGCTCAAGTTGCTGGGTTGGAGCGGCGAATAGAACAATCCGGGCAGGAAGTGCGCGATGACTATGAAGCGACCACCTTACACACCCTGCAAGCTATATGTGGACGGCGCCGACGGCATCGCAGTAGGCGACTTCATCACCACCGCAGCCGGCTCTGCCTACCTGGTGCAGACCCTCCGGATCAGCCGTACGCGGCCAGAGCGCAAGCACATGGACTGCCTGCGCTGGCCTATCGCCAAGGTGCCGCCTGATGCGCGGTGCTACCAGCTGACTTGGTACAAGAGATGAGGAGCGCCGGCATGGCAAGGGTGTATGCAAGGATCATTTGCCGCCATCACTGGTGGTTGAAGTACTACCCGGCTGATGTGCTGGCAATTGCGCTGGTCACAGGGCGCGAGCCGAACCCTGGTCGGATCGCTTACTGGGTCGGTCGCGGATTGAAAGTTGAGGTGCACTGATGACCAGGCTCAAGACGCTCGGCCCCCGCATCAAGGAGAGCGCAGGCTCTCGGGTCAAGGTGGTGAGCCCCGGTAGTTGGCGAAGTGGCATGACCAGCTCCCAGCGCGGCTATGGCTACAAGTGGCAGCAAGCCCGAGAGCGGTACCTGCGCGACAACCCGCTGTGCGTTTATTGCGAGCGGAGCGGCCGCACAACTGCCGCCAGGGTTGTCGACCACATCGTTGCTCACCGTGGAGACATGGTTCTCTTCTGGGATCAGACCAACTGGCAGAGTCTCTGCAAGCCTTGTCACGACTCCGTCAAGCAGGCTGAGGAGGCGTCGGGGCTAGGTAGCTGACACGTCAGCGGATCGACGAAACTCAGCTCGCGGGCTAGAAGCACGCCAGTTACGTGCTGCGAAAGGGGTAGGGGGGCTAAAAGCTAGGGATTCTCATCTAGCTAGACCGCCTCCGACCCCACGTACACATTTTTTCCCGTTTCAGGAAAAGTTAACCATGGCTTTAACCGACAAGAAGCGGCGGTTTGTTGACGCTTTGCTGTCG